ATCTATTTTCGTTCTCTTCAAGGTGCAGTTGATTGGGCAGAGACAGACAACAACTTCAGATTGAGCCAATACAAGGGCGAAGAAACATGGTCTGTATATAAAGTTGGCGAAAAATTGATATAAGGCTTGACATCTCTCAAAAATCTGACATACTAGAAATCATGGAAACAAAAGTTGCAGTAAGCGAAATAGCAGATAGCATAAAAGACTATCTTGAACATTGTAGTAAAAAAGAAGTAATTGATCTTCACAACTTCATATTCAGCGAACAAATTTCTGATATTGAAGATGTAGATTGGGATAACTAAACAAAAAAAAATATAAAATTATGAGTATTGCAAAAAACGCACGAGCATCACAGGTAATGACCGACATTCAGAACGGCAAGTATACAAGCGTCAACAAACGAGGTAAGTTTGCTAATTTTGGAAGCGTAGTTGAGGATAGTCTGTTCGCACAACAAGCCGAAGCAGATAGACGACTCAAAGAAATTCAAGCTGAGCGTGCGATGCGTCTAGCTAAACGAAAATTTGTATGAGATTATTCGTAAGACATGATATGATATTGCTTTCGGGTCATAAATCTGATATAGAATTTGCAAAGAGATACAAGCTCAAGGAAATAAAACTAAAAAAGAAATGAAATTAAATATATTTAAACTTCCCGACCAATGGACTGATGCAGAGATTGAACATCTCTACGATACAAATTGGAATATCACGCTAGAACAATTATCATTATTAACAAATAGAACAATACAACAATTAAAAGAATTATTATTGCCAAATTGATGAAATATATAATAGTATCATTTTTTTTATGTAGTTGTGCTACCAAATATGAACAGGATGTTGTGAAATATGAACATTCTTGTCCCGAAACAGGTCATGGAGCTTGTCCATTTTGCGAAGAAATAATAATTTGTACAAATAACCCTTGACAAAACACATAATATATAGTATAATACTTGTATTAAATAATTGAGAAACAAAAACTTTTGTTAATCAAATATCAATAAACTGAGAAACAAACTCAATCAAATAAAATAAATTGATCTTTAACATTTTAAAAATAAATTGGAGTTCACAAGCTCATTCTGTTGAGTCAGAGTTCACACGCTCATTTCAATTTGTTTAGACTTTGGAGATTCTCGACGGAGATCTCCTGTGGGTGACCGAATAATCTCGTTGTGAGCGAGATAAGGTATGCGTTTCTCTGTGGTGGAGTGCCGATGGGCGAATGTCTGAGGCAGGATTTTCCAATCCAAGCGTAGTGCGAGTAGGACTCATAGAACTGCTGTTCACACCGAAAGTTGAGAGTATACAGTAATCTCTCCCCACATCTATTTCTTAATCATAGTCCTGTCCGTTTCGGCATCCCTCCTCCCTCGCCGATTCGGGCAGGATTTTTTTTGGGGTTGACATCCCTTGAATATCTGTCATACTAAACATCATGAACACATTGAAACAAATTCTTGCCAATTGGGGATACATCAACAAAGCACAACTCGCAGAGATTGCCGAGCATTTTCCACACATGAAAGTGGTTATCAAATGGGGCGGACTACCTCGTGAACGAGTTCATGCTTATCAAGCAATCGAAACGATCGAGCGTGTTGAACGAGAAAATCTTGACTATTGTCGAGAAGTATTTCTATCCGCAAAAGATTGCAACAACCTTCGTGAAGCACTTCACATTGCACAATAACCTAACACAAAAAACATTATGATTAATCCCGCCGAAGTAACAAACTATAATAGAACACAAGACGAACTACAAGAATTCATCTTATTTTGCATCAATGTCGCAGGTAAAAAAAGTTCTATCGAAGCACCTAAATTAGAGATATTCATAGAGAGAGCAAAAGACATAACAAAAGAAACAAGTCCATTTAATTGTATAAAAAAATTGATTAAACTCGGGCGTCTAAATGAAATCATGCATTGGGCAAAACTGAGTCCTTATGCACAGAGATACAACTCATATGTTGCTGTGTCTAAAATCAAAGACCTCCAGACTGTATCCCTGAATCGTTTACTGCAGGTTCCAGGAATTGGTCTCAAGACAGCACGATTCTTTCTTTCGCATAGTCGCGAGGATTTTGATGAACCGATGCTTGACACACATATCCTACGCTACCTTCGTGACCAAGGGTATACTGATGCACCTAAAAGCACACCTTCGAATGAGAATACATATTTTTATTTCGCGAATATCTTCAAGAATATCGCTCGCCAACTCGGCAAGTCTGTAACCGATCTGGATTTAGAAATCTGGAAACAATACAGCAAAACATCTTAATGGATGCAACAACAATAATAATAGTCAGCAGCGTACTCGGATTGATAAAAATGATTGCAGAAATACAGGAGTAAAATACAAACACCAAATATATAAATAATGGACTACGGATAGCAAATAACATAGAAGTAAATAATACAATACCAAATAATATAAAAAATTTGATATAATTAATTAAAAAAGATAAGATTTATATAAGTCTTTGATATACAATGTTTTGTGTAATTTTCGCCAGGACGATTTTTCAAAAAAAACTATTGACACCACCGGCCCATTAGTTCATACTTATAATTATGAAAACGATTGATGTAACTCCCTCATGGCAAGCAACAGTTTCTATTTGTGTAGAAATTTTGCAAAGCCAAAAAGCAGGTTTTGCCTGCAAACAAAACGCCATTGCCGAACTCAAGCGTTTGGCTAAATTTGTTGACGATCTTAAAAAAGAAGGTTGACAGCACAGCAAAACCTGTCATACTAAACTTATGATTAAGGACGAACCTCGATACAAGATAAACTACAATCGACCTGTATTTGTCTACAAGAACCTTCACAAGGATTGTTGGAGTGTTAAGCAAGACGGATTGGTCAAGATGCACAGTCAGTCTCTAGCTATGCACAGTTGCACATTCAAGGTTAGTCAAGCTGGGCGTAATCGAGTTCTTAAAGAGAAACGCAAGAATGTACACGCCGGAGTTCATGGTTATTTAGAGAATTGGCAGACGGGCAAGTGGATAGATTCGCACCCCACCGCTCGACCTGTTACATATAATCCATACAAGTATGAGAATTTTGTTGACAAAGATACCGAACAGGTGGTAGACTATGCTATTGCCGTTAAATTAGAACCCAAACAAGTATTAGCAGTATTATGAAACAATCACAAATCAGACAAGAAATCGCAGACATTGTTCACGGAAACCTTCGCTACGCAGACCCATTCGACAGAATGAACCTTGAGAAGGGCAAACAAGTTGGAATCAAAGGCTTCACCACTCAGTCAGCCGAAGAAGTTCTTGCAGACATCATTATAGACTTGCAAAGTCTCGAACGAGAGGCTATGATGGAGGGGTCAATGCAATCCGCACAACTATAAACGAAAGGAAAAAATTATGGGATTAGATCAATTTGCATACGCTCGTCCGCCTCGTAAGAGAAAATCGGACAACGACCAACAGATTTATTGTTGGCGAAAACACAATCGCTTACAAGGATGGATGGAGCAACTTTGGGAAAGCAAAGGTCGCCCTAACCCTAACAGAGTAGATGATATTGATGGAACTTTTAATTGTGTTGAGCTTGCACTTGAGAGAGCAGATATAGACAATCTTGAATATGCAATCAATAACTTTGAGCTTCCCCAATCAAATGGATTCTTTTGGGGTAGCGACTCATACTTTTGGAATAACGAGGACAATGAGCCATTTCCCGAGAACGAGTATTGGTACAAAGAACAAGACTTAAATTTTATCACAGAAGCAAGAAAGATGCTTGACAACAAGTGGCGAGTGTTTTATAGTTGTTGGTATTGATTATGAAAGAATTACAAGACATCATTAACGATCTACAAGCACGACTAGCAATAGTTGGGGGAGGTAGAATCATCATTACTAGCGACCATGTCTCAATCAGTTTGGGCGAAGAACACGAAAATTTCGAGGTTCAAGAAAACGGAACTGATGTTGAGATGTATAACCAAATGTGGGGACAATAACATGACAAGAAAAGATTACATTGATGCGGTTTGCGTTGGCGAACCATTCGACAAACCAAGTTATGATGCAGATGCAGATACATGGGATTTGCATTTTGAGGAATCGTCAAACGATCATCATCCTTATTTTAATGACGCAGAATTGCTTTGCGTTTCATTCGACTCTAAAGCAGAAGCTGATGAGGCTTATGCACATTACTCACAATCAACGAAAGGATAAAATGAACACGACTCGTATTACCAAGCTAAACAAAAAAATTCGTGAGATTGGATATGATCTCGCACAAGCAGAGATGCGTGGAATGCGTGGCGGAAGTTATTTCGCTCGCAAGCTAGCCCACAATCTTCTTCTAGGTCAATTGTATGATCTAGAAAAGAGGCGTTGGTAAATACTTGTTGGGCCCGTAGCTCAGTTGGTTAGAGCATTCGACTCATAATCGACAGGTCCTCGGTTCGAGCCCGAGCGGGCCCACCAAAGTCATTCTATATCAGCGATTTATGAAAAATCGCCCAGGCCCAAATTTCATAAAAGCCTGGACATCAAGCACTTACAACAATCTTTATTTTCATTAAAAAAAGTGTTGACTTGCCGGTATTTTCTGTCATACTAGTATACATAAAGCTAAGGATAACATCACAAGAAAAATTTTAGTCGAAACAAAAAAAAGTTAGTTACAGAAAAAAAAGTATTGACACAACACAAAAAATTTGCGATAATTATATCATCAAAGAAACAATTAAACCCAAAAAAATTATGACAAACAGAATCAACCTCTCCGTATGTGCAACCAAAGAATCCTCCTTTGAGCAAATCAAAGCAGTTAAGACTCCCGAAGCTACTGACTCTTGGCAACCAATCAGTCACGCTTTCCTTGTTGATCGTGTGCAAAATCAAATGCAAGACAATGGTTGGGAAATTGTGAACACTTACCACTCTCTTCACCGCTATGGTCAACGCTACTTCGGCTTGTTTCATGTCAAGAACACAGGTGTTGACAATGACGAGCGTGGTACGATTGTTGGACTTCGCAACTCTCACGACAAATGTTTTCCTGCGGGATTGTGCATGGGCAACGCTCCATTCGTATGCTCAAACCTTATCTTCACCAACGAAGTTGTTCTTGCAAGACGGCACACAAAAAACATATTGACAGACTTGTCTCAAGTGATTGCTAAAACTCTCGGCAAGATGACTGAGACATGGGCAAGCGATGAACAACGCATCCAAGCCTACAAAGAGTACGAGCTTGACAATCAACAAGCTCATGACCTTGTGATTCGTGCGTACCAAAATGGTGCAATCAGCAAGGGAAAAATCGCTGATGTTGTCGAGCAATGGCACAAGCCCGAACACGATGACTTTTCACCTCGCACCATGCACTCATTGTACAATGGCTTCACGCATATTCTCAAGGGTGGAATCACCGCTTTACCAAATCGTTCTCTTGCTCTGCATGGAGTTCTTGACTCTCAAGTCGGCTTGACCGCTCAAGAGGCAGTCGCATCTTAATCACACTAACCAAACATAAACCTCAAAATTATAAATCATATGAAAAAGCAACCAAAATTACAAAATGTAGTTGATAGTCTCAAGGGTCGTTTCGTTTCCCTTCTTGTTAAAAAAGGTGAGCAACGCAAAGCGTTCTCCGCCAAAATCAATAGCGTTACCTCTCGTCATGTTATGTTCTCGGACATGAATGGCTCAAATCGCCGTGTTAATCGTCGCCATGTGCTTCGTGCAACTTGTGCCGATAGAACCTTTAAAAGGTCGGTGAGTTCATAGGTTGGTTTAGGGTTACCAACTAGCCCCCCATTTGGGGGGCTTTTTTGTGTCCGCAAAACATATGTTGTAAGTTGTTGAAGACCAGGCAGTTAGGAAAAACGGGCCTAGGTGATTTGACGCAAGTCGTTGAGTCGCAACAAGATACGCAACAAAACTTTTTTCACTTTTCTGCATTTTAGGGGTTGACTTGGCGAGTTAATCTGTCATAATTGTATGTATGATTAAGACAACTATTCTCACTCAAGGTAACGCAAAGATAGTCAAAGGCGAGGAGCTTGGCTATGTAACTAAAGGCATTCATTTTGCTCCTGCAAATCTTTCAGGCAACGAAGTTTGCCAATGGCGTAGCAAAGGTTGCACGGCAAGTTGTCTTAACACAGCGGGTCGTGGTCAAATGAATAGTATTCAACAATCACGCATCGCCAAGACAAAGTTATTCTTTGACAAGCAAATCGAGTTTCTTCACAAGTTATCGAAAGAAATTTCTAATTCAATTAAGACATCCACGAAGAAGGGCATGAAGTCAGTCTTTCGTCTTAATCTTACAAGCGACATTTCATGGGAATTTGTTTTCTTTGATGACAAGAATCCTCAAACAATCTTTGATAAATTTTCGGATGTTCAATTTTATGATTATACAAAGTCATTTAAAAGAATGTGTTCTTTTCTCGAAAAGCCTTTTATCAAGGGCGAGGCAAAGTTTCCCTCTAATTATCACTTGACTTTTAGTCGCTCGGAAACAAACGATACAAAATGCGAGATGGTTCTTGCAATGGGTGGCAATGTTGCCGTTGTATTTCGCAATCAATTACCCAAGACATGGAAAGGTTACGAAGTTGTCAATGGTGACGACAACGATCTTCGCTTCCTTGACAAGAAAGGTGTTGTTGTCGGTCTTATCGAGAAGGGCATGGCAAAAAAAGATTTGACAGGATTTGTTCAAGAAGGTAGGATTGCATAATGGACTATTACGAATCAGCAGAAGGAATCTCAATCTCAAAGCAACGAGCATTGCTCGAACTCAAGAAGCATGGCATAGAAAGCGTATTTGACATTGAGGAGTTTTTTGAGGATGTTGGCGACAGAGAGCGTTATGATGCTCAAGAGGTTCTCGATTGGTTAGGTTACTAACTCGTTGAGCTCCAGGCAGTTACGCAAAGCTGCCCTGGGCGATTTTTCATAAAGCCTTGATGCTCCGGAGTTTACAACTTTTTTTTAGTTTTACTGATTTTTTTATTGACTCTGCGAGATAGTCTGTCATAATGATACTTACCAACACGACCTAATCAATCTGCAAATTGATGGAGGTGAAGAGAGGCATGATTGCAGTCAACGCTAAACTCTTGGGGGTTCGATTCCTTCCGTGTCTGGTATGATTTTTACTTGACTTTCACATTCACTCTGTCATACTATAACCAATGATTAAGATAAGAAAAAAGATTCTCTTCACCAAGTCTCGACCACACAAGCTCAAGACAAAAGTGATTCACCGCAAACTCAAACACAAGGAGGCACTAACCCATGCGTCTTAACCACACAGAAAAAACAATTCAACCAAATCTCAACTCTTTAGAGGTTGTAGATATGTCGTTATCATACATTAGAGAGTCGTTGATAGAACCAATGCAACAAATGGAAAAACTTGACAACAACTCAATCCGTATGCTTAATGTTATTGGGCGAGCATTAAAAACTATGGCAGAAAAAGCACATTCTTTTGAGCAAGTATATGAAAACAACAATGAAGGTTGCATCCGAAACTAAAAAGTATTTAATTACAAAAAGTAATGATGGATGCGTTGTTGCCGTTAGGGCAGAAGAAAAGACTCACAAAACAGATGTCTTTATAGGCGAAGCAACAATGCAAAAAAACATTGACAACGAAGTATTTATTGCTCATAATACATTAGAATATAACAACGAACCACTATATATATACCATGAAGACATTTGATGACTTAACATTTACTCCTCACGCGAACCTACAAGATTTGGGCGTTCAAGCAAGTTTGACTCTTGACAATGGCTACGCCTTCAGCGTTGTGGGTAACACAGATGGCGGTGACTTTTTTAAGGGCAACCATCCCGATAATTACGAAGTTGCGATATTTAATCCAAAGGGCAACTTTGTTCCTATCTCTGTCTCGGACGATGTACTCGCTTACCAAGCTCCGCACCAAATCACTTCACTCATGCACCAATTCGAGCTTGATGGCGTATTGCACGAAAAATTACTTGTAGATATGCGACACGACTTTAATGAGAAAGTTGTTAAAAGGCACGAAGAAGAAAACTCAAATTAAATACCAAATACTCAAATACAAATACCAAATACGAAATAGATAAATACAAATACTAATTTACAAAGCCGGATTCATAACTCGTTGAGTATCAATTTTTTATGGAATTTCGGCCAGGGCGATTTTTCGTAAAACCTTGACTATCAACCAAATGGGGCGGGTCAATGTCCGATACTCAGCTATCGACCCATTTGCCCCAAAGGTTGACCTATCATCCCATTTCCGCAAGCATTTTAATGATTCCTAAAATTGAACTAACGATTAAAATTGTTGCAACATCCATTAGTAAACGAGAGGCGAGGAAGTGCTTTTTTGAAGTTTAGACTCAAGCAAGTGAAGCTTGAGGTCAAGCTCTAATTGCACTCCTTGGAGATTCTGAGCTTGTTCGTGATCTCCTTCTCGTATGGCGACAAACTTTTGGCGTGTTACTTTTCGCAGATTTTCTGCGATTACTTGTATTTTATTTCTTAATTGCATGATGACATTATAGCAGTTTTGGGTTGAGAAGTCGAGCTTATTCTTGATCGAAGATTGCTCGCATGGTTGGACTGACCGCTTCCATGTCGTGAAGATTTTCGTCATTGTCGAAGTCATCTTCTTCGTCTGCACGATCATCTTGACTTGCAAGGTGTGTAACTTCATCCTCAACATCTCGTTCGGTTGTGCCAAGCAAGCCATGCTCAACAATGAGTTCTTCTGCTAGAATGTCTGCTCGCAAGTCGTCAACGAATGATTTAAACACAGGAGAGATTTGCGTGGCGTTATTGTTGCTCGCCATTTGGCGAATGATTTCTAATCTTTGTGATTCTGTCATATTGTTAATTATGGTTAATTTTTATGTTGTGTCAAACTTTTTATGCAAAGAATGGATGTTTTTTTACTGAAGAAAGAGGAACGGCAACACGATCTTGCGAACGATAAATTCTTGCGAGAACAAAAGTTTCAGCTCCATCTTTGTGGAAACCCTCTACTTGGAGGATTCTGCGTTGGTAATCTACTACTACATCTTTAATCTTAATCATACCTTAAAGTACCACAGGGGGGTCTAAAAGTCAAGCCCATAGCAAAAAAACTTAGTTACATAAAACACTAATAGAAAACAAGTTACAGAAACCGGTGAAAAAAAGTTTCGTTTTTTAAAGAAAAAATTTAGAGTTTTTATAAACCTTTGTTGCTCAAGGTTTTATGCAAAACTGCCCTGCGCGATTTGCCATAAAGGCCTAAGTATTAAAGACTTGCGTTAAAAGTCAAATTGGTCGTGAAACCCATAATCAAAGTCGGCTTGCTCACGAAAGCCCTTGAGTGCCTCGGCATCCCAAATGGCGATAAGTGCGTCTAGTATCCACACTTGGCGTTGTTGTTGGCGAGCTTGGCTCATTACTTTGGTGATCTTTTCTAATCTTGTTTCCATACTACTAAACTACTACTAAACCTAATTTTACGCAAGAAAAAAGCGAATTATTTTTTGCTATCGCAAAACTCTTTTAGGATTTGGTCTAATGTCCAAACATTACCACCGACATCCTCAAAAAGATCCAATCCTTCGAGAGGATCAGTTCCGAGGCGATCAATGATGCCGAGTTCTTCTGTCATGAATTTTTCTAGTTCTTTTGTCATAATTTTTATTCTTTAATTCTTTAACCTTATATATACAAAGTACCACCAAAACGCCCCCAAGTCAAGCCCATAGCAAAAAAACTTTGTATTGTAAGCTATTGATTATCACGCACTTACAGAAACCGGTGAAAAAAGTTTCGTTTTTTAAAGAAAAAATTTAAAGTTTTCGTAAGCCTTTATTGTTCAAGGTTTTAGGTAAAACCGGCCTGGGCGATTTGGCGTAAAGCCCTGATATGCAATCACTTACATGACAGTATGCCTACGCCTTTGGTTTTACTCAGTCGCTTTGCTATAGCCATGGCTTTAGCATAGGACATTGCATTGTCAACTAATTTACCGTTTAGTACAACATTGTACCATTGGGTAAAGTTCTCGTTTCTGTGAACATTAATCATATTTAATGGTCTCGTGAGTTGTTACTACATCGCTAAAGCTAGCGGAATCGCGAATATCTTCCTCTTCACTGAGGATAGTGTTAAGGTAGGGAGCTCTACCCGTACGCTTGTCGATACTAGCAACTCGTACGCGAGGGAACTCTTGATTTGGTTTTTCCCAAATCTTTACGCTGTAGAATGTCAGCCTTTTGGTGACTACGATTTTTTTTACTATTGGTGTTGTTAAGTACATAATTTTTATTATTGAGTATTAAGGGTTAAAGGTCAAGCGTTATTTTACCAACCGCAAGGTGCAATTCCACGATCAAGAAACGCAACTGCTTCAGCAACCGAGCAACGCATATCGTCACAGATGTCTGCGAGCTTTTGATCACGAACACTATTACGAGAAACAAAAGTTTTCTTTTGAAAGCGTGGATCTTTCTTAGTGAGTGCCAACTCTTTAGCTTCGGCAAACAAGTTCCAATCAAGTTTACCTTCTTTGCAAAGGTTGAAGATGGCTTGCTTGCGAGAAACACCAACCGAGAAAACCGACTCACAAACACTATCTTCTGTGGAGTAGTATAAGTGAGCAGATACCTTGTTTTCGTTAGCGGTGAGGAATATAATGTCTATAATTTTCATAATTTTTTAGGGTTAATTGGTAAAGTCTTATCTTATCTTATATATACAATATGACACACAAATTAACAAAAGTCAAATTTATTTGCAATTATCTCACTATCATAAAACACTATCAATCAAGTACTTATATAAAACAGCGAAAAAAAGTTTGTTTATTTTAACTAAGTTTTACAGTGTTTGCGTAACCTTTTGTTATTCAAGGTTTTATGTAAAACCGGCCTGGGCGATTTGCCCTAAAAGCCTGATGCTTAGGGCTTTACGCCATCAACCGAATGCCGGGCCTGTATCCACGGCGAACCAGTCGGATGGGTCAATGATGTGCCCGTTTAACATAGGTTCGTGATTCTTCTGATGAAAGCCCAATCCTGTTATTCCATTGACTCTTTCTCTTGTGGTTGGTGTGTTCCAACCTGCGAGGCTACCAAGTACAAGCCCGTCTTTGGTGCGTTGCACTATCTTATTACCATGCAACCAAACGGCGTTGCCGTCTGTCTTGGTGTCGCCAATCGTCTTGGATTCGCGGCGTTCAAATGCTTGTTTGATTTGTTGTGTTACTTTTCTCATAGTTGGAAGTCGTGCTTTCTTTGTAGTTGGTTGAATAGCTTGCCCGCTTGTTGTACTGCGTGCAATGCCTTGAGTACAGCCTCGCCTTGCGTAAAGGTTGCAAGGTCAGCCTGTGCGAGGAACTTGAGGTTGCCTTCGGCTATACCTATCTGCTCGACAAAGTCGATGACAGGAAACTTTTCTTGTTCTTGTGGTTGTGTTTCGTTCTTAATCATATCTTACTATCGCACAGAAAAAGGGTTGTGTCAAACTTATTTGCAATTATTTTTTATGTGTTTGTTTCGATACATCCGCAAAAAGATCGGTGCTTTCTTCGAATGTACTTTTAAACATAACGATGAAAACTATTGTCCAAGGAATGATGAGGAAGAGGCAGTCGTATAAGTTCATGATATTTTTTATGTTATTATGTTATTGTCTATGATGTAGAGTATGACAGAAGATTAACCAAAGTCAACCCCTAAAGCAAAAAAAGAAAGTTTTTTTATTAAAGAATATGCTTGACAAAACTCAAGACCCTACCCATTAAATGAATTCATTTTTAGAGAGGCGATCCCGGAGAGCGGCGGGGGGTGGTATTTTTCAATATCGAAATCACTTTATAATATATAACATATTGTTGGAAGCCGAAAAAAATCGGCACCATATATAAAAAAGGTGTATAAATTATACAATAATACATAATATGCCTCGACGCAAAAAACAATCAGAAATCGTGAATGAGGCGGAAATCGAAAAAATCCGCGCATCATTAACAAAAACAAATATTAAGTTAAAAAAAGTTGCACTAACAGAAAAACAGCTAAAATTATTAAAAATAATATTTGATAATGATAGCAAGATAATATTCATAAGCGGTCCTGCTGGAACCAGTAAAACATACGTCGCCATATACGGCGCCCTACAACTTTACAACATGAACAATGAGCGCGGAATTACATATGTACGCACCATCGCTGAGAGTGGCGAAAAAAGCCTCGGCGCATTGCCTGGCGAAATGGCTGAAAAAATCAATCCTTATATGATGCCAATGAATGAAAAGCTAGACGAGCTTTTGATTCCTGGTCAAGCCAGCACTGTTAAAGAGAAAGAAATCATCAAGGGCATGCCAATTAATTATCTTCGCGGTGCAAGTTGGAGAGACGAGATTGTGATTGCCGATGAGTCTCAAAATTTTACATTCAAGGAATTAACGACCCTGATGACCCGTCTTGGTGAGGGCAGTAAATTGATTATCTGCGGTGATCCTATGCAAAGCGACATCAATGGAAAAAGTGGGTTTGCAGATATGTACTCACTTTTTAATGATGATGAAAGCAAGGAAAAAGGCATACATACATTCTATTTTGGACCAGAAGATATTAAAAGAAGCGAAATTCTTAAATATGTAATTCAAAAAATACAAAAAAAATAAGTGTAATCTACCTATATGGTAGAACAACTAAGTGGTGCAGGGCAGAGTGTCAGCGTTAATGACATTCGAAACAAAATCAACGAGATCATTGATGGAGGTCTTGGTGGTGGCGGAAATATCAGCGTATCTGCGAGCCCCCCTCCCAACGCAGCAGAGGGAGATTTGTGGTATGATGACACATCTGCAGCCCTATATGTATATTATGAAAGTCCTATTTCTGCATGGATACAAACAAATGGCAACGGAGGTGGCGGAACGGCCTTAAAGCTTCAGACATCTGATTCCTCAACTTTGAGCGGAGGAATCATCATTGACCATAGCGGCAATAAGTTAAGAATTTATGAAAATGGAGGGTCTTTTCGCGGCGCTTATTTAGATCTATCTCAATGTTTTGCATATCAGGGCACAGACGTGTTGAGTTCAGAGGGCGGAGCGGCAGGAGCAATCAACCACACTCCTGGTGTTCAGAGTTTTTATGCAGATATTTCAGATAAGGATTGTTTTTTTCCTTTGCCTATAAGTTATATTGGTCAAGAAAGAACATTTTTAATTACTGTAGCTGGAACCTGGAGCTCTAATACGGTTTGTTCTGCTTTTTCGGGTGTTTCGCGCACCACATCGATTTTAAATATTAGGCCCGGAATGAATATATCTGGAGGTACAAATTTTCCTGTATCTGTTTCAAGCATGAATGAGCAAGGTGTACTGCAGGTGCAAAGCACGCCTTTTATTTTCAACAAGGATGCTGCAGGAAGCAGAATTTATACAACTTTTCTTCTTTGGAATTGTCCTGCGACAGCTTTTAGCTTAAACAGAGGATCCTCAACGACTATGCAATCTATAACCGTTACAGATTTAGGTTCTGGCGCAACTGCATTCAATCCTCCCGCAGGCTTCACTGCTGAAGCTTACAATTATTTTTATATTGTATCCTATGAGTAAATATGAGCGTCAGGCTATCATACGCAGAACTTAAAGGGACCTGGCTTAAAAGATGGAGATCTGTAGAATCGTATGTCGTCAATAACGTAACTTATCACAGAAATTATCTTGAGGAAACATATTTCTCTCCTTACATTAGACCCAATTATCAGTACTCTAATGAGTTTGATAGACCCAGCGATTCGGGTGATAGTGTTCATAGCGCTGCTTTATATTCAATAATTAATGATATTGATTATTTTGATGTTGGCGGAAAACTATTCAAAAAAAGATGGCAAGATGGTCAGTTAATATTTGATAGATTTTATTCTGAAGGCAACCTTGACCCGGAGCAGCAAGCTCCAATATTAAGTATATTTCCGAATTTTTTGTTCCATAAATATGGGCAGCAGTATGCTCGCGTTCAAGCGATGCGCGGGGTTTCTGCTTTTGATGTTATTGATGGAGATCTAACGGCTGGGGTTTCTGTTTCTGGTTTGTTGCCTGCTTACGCTGTTGGCGAGCATGAGATTTATTATTCTGTTACAAACTCCAGAGGTTTGACTGTTAATGGAATGAGGGTAATTAGCGTATTTGTACAGCAAGAATCGATACAGACACTTCCTTGCGGTTTCCTAAATTTCACAATGAATAGTTCATATTTTTTAAACTATTCTGATGGAAGTATTCTTTCAAAAGAGAAAGAAGAGGAATTGCGATCTGATGAAACAAACCTATGGTTAAGAAAAGAAAATGGGTTTTCTTTGATTTCAGAACATGCTTACGATTTAGAAAAAGACGGATTGCCATTGATCATCACAGGTGCGGCGACAATTATTCCTTTCTCTTTGGATACAGAAGAGGGTAGTACGCTTCTTGTTGACAATGGTAATTTTGCAGAATATGAAATTCTAAGATATGGCGGCCCAAATCATAGCAGTGGTAGCATTGGCGGTATTTATGCCCCCTTAACGTATCATCGAGAGGGAGAAACAAATAGAAAATACAAACAACAAGAAATTCTAATTCAACATGTTCCCGAGGGTTATTGGAATGTTAATATAAAGTCTTACCTAAATGGGTCTATTGCTTCTGAGCGATTGTTGTATAGTTTATATTCTTATGTTCCTGCTTGTGATTACACAATAGAGGTATCAAATTCACAATGCGGAGATTTGGAATTTAATTTGGGAGAGTCTGTATTGAAAGACAGCCATCCATTTGCTGATGGATCGTATGTCAAATATTATATATATGAAGGATCTCCATTTGTGTATAATATTGAAGATAGACAGTTGGATGAAGAGGTCTTTGATAATTTTGTTGCTATTTGCTTAAAGAGAGATAATGGTCAATGCCTGCTCACCGAACCTGTCGTTTCTGAAATAGAGCCAGAAGGGTATTTCAAGAAACCCGAAGAGCTGGAGTGTTTACTCACCGAATCAAATTTAAAAATAGACGTCGCAGAAGATTACATTGCGACCGATCAATGTATCGAGCATAAGGCTTTAATTGTTGAACCTATAGAGGTTCAGGAGGTTGATGTTGAGATTCAGCTTGAAGACTCTATTTCTACTGAAGATTGTGGATTTATTTACGCAGCAAGTCCAAATTACTCTCAATATATAGATAACTACCAGGATCTGTCGGACTATTACAACAACCCGAATAATGTTTGGGCTTATGATTATTTAATTGGAGATACTACCCCTCTCCCTGTTCAAAGTAGAAGTAAAGCGGAATTTGGGCTGTCTCATTGGTATGCGGCGGGATATAATGAGGGCAGGAATTTAGCTTATGATTTTGTAGACGCTTTAGAAATCCAGGGTCAAGCCGCGTCAATTATTTGCGAAGTTGAACAAGAAGTAGATGTTAATGCCGACGCAATCAGGGAATCTCAGCAAATAGGGTCTTTAGTTTCCTATCCTTTACTTACAGAATCTTTTGTGTCTCTCTCTATTTCTGATGAAGAAGATTTAGAATTTCAGGGAAGCTTAGAAATATTGGATCTCGAAACGGAGCGTGGTTTTTATATAAATGACGATCTTAGGGGTATAGCTTTAGAGAGACAAAGTCGTCAAGAGTCAATTGAGACAGAATTAAGTCAACCCCTTTTGGCTTTTGAGCAATTAGATGTAGACCAATTGATGATAGAGTCAAAAAATTTACTTTATAGATCTGGGCCAGTATATACGAGCAACTTTTTCCAAACGCTTGATGCGGGAAATTATATTTATATCGTTAATGTATTTAATGATTCTGATGAAGTGATACGAACTTTTTCAACTCAAAATGAAATAGAGGTATTTGACTGCTCTTGTATTCAAATTGAGGAGGGTTTTTGCTTGACTCATGGGTCGCAAAATTTGCCTGTATTTTTAGATTTTAATATTATAGATGAAATATTTCAGCCAGATCCGTGTGGGTTGACTATCGAAGCAGATTTTGGATCCTATACTAGTATTGAGGATATAGATACTAACTTATACCTCAGGACAGAGCGGGACGAAGTTATTTATGTTGCCGGACTTTCGGAATGCATCGCCTTTCAGTTGGAGGAAGAGGCAGAGGAAGCTTTAACGTTTGCCTATTTAAATAGTCTTTCTGCCGCAACTCCTTGTGAGCTGCAAAGGTTTGAATTGGAGGGCTTGCTAAACCAGGGGTCGTCAGACATAGAGATTAAGGTAAATATTTTTCTAGAAACTGAAATATACGAGTTTTCCCTAACAACCGAAGATTGCGAACCTTTGCTACCGAAGTCAAATGACCGAAGCATTCACTTGGGGGAATTGTATGTTGAGTCTCCTGATTTAATTTATGTATAAATAAAAATTTTAAGCTTTATAATAAAGAGTGTATACGTATGAAGCACGTTAACTAAAATTAAATTTAAAATATGACAAAAATAAGCGAACTCGGTCAAACCCCTCAAGTTTCCTCTAGTGATCAATTTGTGGTTGTTCAAGGAGGAACAACTTATAATGTAACAGCTGGAATCCTGCAAGGTTTTATTTCTGGAAGCACTGGTTCTTCGGGGGGCAGTCAAACACCTCTTCCCACTCAAAATGCTGTACCATTTATACAAAAAGAAAGTTGTTACGGAACGGTAAGGAAAGTCAGTATTGTAAACGGTGGAAGTGGTTGGGGTACGAATCACAATAATAGAGTGTTCAAATGTATACATCAAAGTTTGAGATATTCTGAACCTTCTAATTCAAATTACAGCGCAAAACCTTTCTTGGCTAGAGGTTGTGAGGTGCAGGTTTCTACTACATCAAGTGGAGGGGGACAGGTAGATAGTTTAAGAATTGTCATGCCTGGACAATTATATCGAGTAGGAGATATTTTAGCTATTTCAAATATTACTGGAGATATGGATGAAACTTCTCCAAACTCCACAGTTACCGGACCAAGCGCTTTACCGCAAATTCGCGTTGATGACGTTGAGCCTTTTATGACGGGAAATCATGCAGGTCTACAGCATATGGGTAGCGCAAATCCTTGGGTCATGACAAATTCTTCTTGGGGAGACCCAATGACAACTTTGACTAGTTGGACCAATCAGTTTTTAAACCCCCAAAGAACAAATTTAGAAACTGTAAATTGGGCGGATGGTTATGCTATTGAAATGGCTGCATGCTGGAAAGCGAGCATGTATATGCGTTATAGTTGTAGCGATTCCAATCAATATGACACTTTTAATGCTTACGGAGATGGTGCAGGGAATTTTCATCCCTATTCTGAGGCCAACCACTTGGGCGTCGGAACTGCCGCTAGAGTTCCGCCAATACTTTCTAGCGATGCTTACCATTGCGATGTAATGTTGCCCGGCACTTGGTTTGTGGGGGGAGCTACGATAGCAGGAGGTGCACAGTACATGAGTACTTCAACAAGAGTAACAAACTCATCTTTTCCTGATGAAATGCAATCAGTAACAAATCCCGTTACTGATGCTCTATGGCCCACGAATAGATTTATTTTCAATAAACATCAGTTGGCTGGTAAAGTATATGGAGGAATGCCTTTATACTCTTCAGGTTTCGATAATTACGGCTATGGAAGCGGTGTACATCAAGGTATAAACTTAACAACTCCCTTGCAAATGACTCGCAGCGAATTACCAGGCGATATTGCTGATGATATAGTAAGCGGCACTGAAGTTTTGGGCCAAAGTGGTCAGCATGGAATTTGGACCGCTTCTAAAAGCAAATATGATACTTCGACTCAAGGAAGAAGCACGAATCCCAAAGCAAATCGATCGATTGTTATTCCTAGGACCGGATACGAGAACTATACATGCGGTTTTTATTTGATCAATATAGATGATTTGCTTCCTGAATATCAAGCAATTTAAATAAAATGACTAAAATCAGTCAACTCACTTCTATTTCTAATGTTAGCGATGACGATTTGTTTGTGGTTTCTCAACAAGGGACAACTTATAATACTCGCGCTGATCTTATAAAATCTTTTGTAAATGGAGGTCTTTCGGGAGATTTGAGTGTTGGTACTCCGAACCCAAATCAATATGCAACGCCTTATGCTCAGAAAAATATTGCTTATGGTATTCCAAGCGCTGTAGAAATTCTTCCTGGAAACGAAGGGGCTGGTTATACAGATGGAAATTTCAATAATGAAATTGTTGCCTGTGCGCATGACGCCCTTGTATATCAACCTCCCACTGGGGAGCTTGCTTCAACAAAACATGATGCTTCAGACTACTTGGCTCGCGGGCTTGAAGTAAAACTAACCATTTCGGGTGGTAGTTTATCTGCTGTCAGAATTACCCAGCCTGGCCAGCTATACAGAATAGGAGATATACTGGAAGTTACAAACCTGAGAGGGCAGACGAGTCCCTCTTCTCCGGGAACAGAAATTATAAAAGGTAGTGGATTTGTTCCTGCTAGAATAAGGGTAGTAGATATAGAACCCTTCATGAATCCTGGAGGTGGGAGTCCAGCGCACTCAAATTTCGGCTCTTGTAACGGCTGGATACAAACTGATCCTAGATTCGGAGATCCATTAAACAATTTAGAAAACTTTGACAGCAACAAAGGTTTAAATCCATTAAATCCTACAAATTATCCTGTAAATTTGTCAGAAGGAGAGTTTCCTGTTATGGAGGCAGATTGGGCTTCCACCATTTTTAAGGTTTGGGACAACAACACGACCACTGTTGAGCAGCCTGATACGGCTTACGGTTGGAACGAACCCACTGGAATACCTGGTGCGAATTGGGCAGGCTTATCAACGAGTTGTGTGAGTCAGGCTTATCCTCCCTGCCCCAGGCAAGCAGGAACTGGCGTAGATTGGTTGATCGCGGAAATTCCAGGAACATGGCTGCTGGGCGGAGCAGGATTGACTATTCAAGGAGGAGTCAATACTTGGCCTGACTTTCCGAGTTTTAACTATACAGGTAGTTTTGAATATTTTACCTCTGCAGGCAATCGTCAGACAAGTGATGGTACATATTCATCTGTTCTTCCGGGTTCGAGGTACGTGTTTAATGAGTGGAATAAATTATCTGGAGCGGTTCATGGAGGAATTCCACTGAAGGGGGCTCAGCCAAAATACCACTACTATTTGAGTGGCAGCTATAGTGGTTATGCGACGTCCGGCCTTGAGAGCGGTTTCAATTTAATGAAGAGCATTTCAATGACAAAAGATGATATTTTTACTGAAGTCAGAAATGTTGTGGAAGGAGGAGTAAATGTAGGAGGAGTTGTTAAAAAAGGAATTTGGCAACCTAGATTAGAAAAGTTTCCTGGGACTACAGATTCTCACGGAAAGGGCTTTGCTCATGATTCAAAAAAGAATATAAACTGCCCTGGTTACACAGCCTGGAGCTACCGAGTGTACCACCAAGTTGGGTTTTTCTTGTTTGATGTAAAAGATATGATGCCTGAAGTTTCTGCTTGATAGTGAAAAAAATTCTTCGTGATATTATCTACAGGGCTCAAAGCGGGCAACATTTAAACGAAAACGAAAAATTTATATACGACGAATGGACAACCAAGCAAAAAAGTCGCGGCCTGGGTGATACAATTGCAAAAACAACAGAAAAACTAGGAATTCCACAGTGTGGCTCATGCAAACAGCGCCAGCAAAAATTAAACAAAATATTTCCGTATAAAAAATAAAGTGTAAGCATTTACATGCTTTTGATTATCGATTCTTGCTTGTGTGAGCCGCCAAGCGAAATTGCTTGTTTTCGCGATATTACTTTGTACGCAAAAAACTTTGTTTTTGAAGATGTTTTATTGCGTTGTCCTCCGGGAACTCGATCAATGTATTGGGATTGGTTGAAGGGTTATGGCGCACATGATTTTGTGGATTACTTGATTCGCGCAAGCGAAAAACAGCGCGGGTACGTAATCTCGGATGCTTCTCCGGCAAACATAGTTGTAGATAGAATAAGCTGTGAAAACTTATCTTATCTTGTTTCTAGGTTACGATCCTGCGGTTGAGGCTTTTACTTGAGCCACAAGTTTATCAAATTCATCGTCGGGCATTTCTTCTACTACTTTTTTGGCTTTTACTTTTGCTTGATTTTCTACTAATTGTAGGAATATTTTAATTGGAATAGAGTCTAAAGCATCCGCTACGGTCGCTTTGTCCATGATTTCGGCGCATATGTACTCTATGAGCTTTTCTTGGTCTTGTGTGTTTCTTGTTGTTTTAGTTTCCATGATATATAATTTTACTTTGAAGTTCTATAATTTTTTCTTTTTGATTTTCGATTAATTTTTGTTGATCTAAAATAAACCAGCCCATATAAAATATCAATAATAGTAGACTAACCAATGTAAGATGCTTGTTCATGAAATATTATAATGTATAATATTGTAAATTATAGTGTTTTTGATAAAAAGAATATATATTGTGCAGAAAGGTTCTGCAACGATCTAATTAATTTGAGATATTCCCTGTAAAGTTTACAATATTATTTGTGAGTGTATAATAATTAAATGCCTGTAGAAACTGTACAAATTCATAACCTCCCCGAGCAATCAGCTGAAGATTTCTCTCCTTCCGAAGACTTATTTCTTGTTCATAAGAACTCAGGCAATGAGGCTCAAAAGGGAACCTATAAATCTAGTTTCGCAGATTTAATCGATCACCAAAATATTCATTTACCAGGATCAACCGATTGGGAGTGGAATTTTTTAGATGACCCCGTAACCGTTGTACCTTATACAAAAGGAGACTTGGGGATAAATCCAGGATCAGTAGATGGATTTCAAAATGCCTTAGATGTTCCGGTTTGGTCTTCCGACTCAAGGTGGGGTGGTAGATGGGATCCCTTGCTGTCTAATATAAATTTTTCAGAAAAATCAAAAAACGCCCAAGGTATACCTTCCATACCAAAGGCGGCAAAAAACTTTTTAATGGTAGCCTTTACTAGAAATTGCGACCTTCACCTCGGGGGCCCAAAAGGAAGGGTCTTGGTTCACTCTCCCGAGGACGAATATACGCCTGTTTTGAATGGCGGTTTATACGCTTTACCAAACGGAAAGATACAAAGCTTGGGACCTCAACCTTACGCAAGAGGTTGGACCAGCAAGGCTGTAGAAAAAATGTTTATAATTAACGACGTAAAGTATCCAGACTATAATCTTCAATATCCCTCAGGGAAATCCGAAATCAATAATCCTGGCTCAGAGTTTGGGGATGGAGACGACATAAATGCGGTCGGTCATTCTTTTGCTATAAGAATGAAGGTTGGAACATCATTAAGTACAAAAATGATAAATATGCTGAGGGGAGGAAGCAGGCGAACAAAATCTAGCGATTATGCCCGGTTATCTATGCCTGTACCAAGCAACATACTAGACAGGATATGGAACGGCGCAGTGAACACATATAACACAGTCGTAGATATTGGATCGTCTATAGGCTCGAATGTTTATAACGCAGGAGTGAGCGCATTTCAAGGAATTGGCGCAGGAGTAAATTACATTACCAGTGGAATTGGAAATTTCTCTCACAATGCTATTTCTGGAGCCGGAGAATTTATTGGCGGAACTATAAATTTTATTGTGCCTGGAGATATTGGAGATTATCTTGACAACTCAATCGTTGATTTGAGCGCGGGTTTGGGAGATGCATTTCTAACCCTAGACTATGTAGGTAATGCATTTGAGTCATTGACTCAGGGAGATTTTTCTGGAGCGGTTGGAGATCTTACTGCGGGAGTAAAAAATGTATTTAACGCTCCAATACAAGGGTTAATAAATTTTGGAGACAATACCCTCAATCTTTTCAAAAAATATGGCGTAGACTCAACTCCCCAATCTGGACTCGATCCAAAGCAAACATTAGCTTCTTTCTTTGCTGATACAAATCAAAGCGACGTCAGTGAAGATTCTCAATATTTATTTTCAGAAGGAAAGAATCTTATGAAGGCCCTTGGTGATTTAGTTACCCTGCCGTTTGATGTTGTCGAGGGTATTTTAGGTTATATAGACAAGGGATTTGATATGCTCGAAGATGGAGCTCGAGCTTTTTTGAATGAGTTCAGTGGATCTAAATGGGGAGATAAGCTATTTGGCCCAGAAGAAGCAAGTGTTCCAGGCAGTTCCGAAGAAGCGATGCTAAGTCATGCAGACAAGATAGAGCAAGCTGTAAACCTTATGCACTTCCAGCGAGAATGGGTGCTAGATAGCGTAATGACTGGAAGCATGGGATATTATACAGTTCCAGTTCCTATAGGGCAGTTAAATTATCATGTAGCCAGCTGGGAAATATTTTATATAAAAGTTATAGCTTACAACTAATGTCAAAAGAAATAGAAAACCTGGCATCTGGAGATGTAGACGCAGAAAACGATAAATTGTTTATCGACTCTGGAGGAACCGCAAAAAGTATTACTCTTGCCTCGATTGCTCAATCAACTCCAATAAATATTAGAGACTCATCTAAGACTTCCTGGCATTTTATTCCTGTTGAATATAGAGAGCCCTTAAATATTAGATACGGATTCGAGTTCGACCCTCAAAGCCCAACTACTCTTGGAGATCAAGAAACAGAAATTGCACCCACAGTAGAAAACAAATTAACTGTTCCTCCAGGAAGATATCTGCATATTCAGTTTGATGTTGGCTCTGCTTCTAGCCTAGACGGAAGAATACCTGATGGAACAAGAAGGGTTATGTTGATGGCTCACGCTAAAAACATAACTCTCAAAACAAGATACAGAATGAGTAATAGAGTTATATTTGACGCAGACGATTCCGCCGAAAGTGTTTTTATATTTATATTAGAAAATGTACAAGACTTAAGGTTGACAGAGTTAGAGTCTCCTGCTTCTGTGTCTGTATCTTATGATGGAAGATCTGCAAATCAGGTATATGGCGCACAAGAAACTTCATCTGCAAGCGCTATTCCTGTAGAAATTTTTCCAAATGTTAGAAGTAAAAAATGGGGTAATTTTTCCGGAGAATTAATAGATTGGCATAACAATCTAGGTCCAGAAAGAATGCTTCTAGAGGGAGAATTAACTAGGTCGGGATTAATTCCTAATTCTACAGGTCATGCAAATTTAGATCCCATTAATAAAATTTCGGCAACCCTGCAGACACAATCATCAAGCAGTGAGGGGATATTTTACAATGCCGTAATTCTGGCTTGGAGTTTTTAAGTTATGGATAAATTTTTAGCGAGCTTATACAGCCTAGATAAAGAGGATTTTAATCCAGACAGTGATTTTGTTATTTTTGACAAACAAATTCAGCAGGGTGTTTGGGATACTCGGAGAACTTACTTCAACAAAATGCTTGAAGATAACTCTGGAATTTTTAATGCACAGGGAAGAGAGTTTCAGTGGAACTTGGTGAATATTAAACCTGAGAATGTAACTATAAGATATACATTAACAGGGGAGCAGGAAAATATAAGTTCATTATATAGTCAGGAAGAGCAAGACAAGTATGTTTTTTTTGATATGAAAATATCAAATATAAGCTCTCCGGATTTAATACCTTTTAATGCAAACTATGTTTGGATAGAATTAGTAGATAACACAAAAAGCTTAGAAATTATAGATGAACATGGTTGGACTAGTTTGTACGATATAATGGCTGAATATAGCGCAGAAACCGACGGAACTAAGTTTACGACTAATCGAATATATAATTTTGTCGTGCAAAACATTCAGTTTCCCAGAATTCGTCAGATAAATAAGTCAGAAGACCCGGATTGGGTGCAAAAAATACCCGACTCAATTGAGCATGAATTGATGACTCCCGAGCATTTCGCAAGTTTTCGCTGCGCAAAGGGAGATATTAGCGCCAAGGATAATATAGTAGAAAATATCAGATTGTCGATCAGGGCCTGGGCTTAGTTTTCTTACCCTTTATTCTTTCTATTTCTTCTGGGAGGATTTTCATAAGTTTATCTGCCTTGTTTTCCATTATAAATTCTGCCGGAGTAGCTCCATCAAGCTTTTCATTTTCTGTTTTTAGCCAGCAGGTAGACTGATAAGAATTAAGGTTTTTGCTTAAAAATTCTAATATTGATCGATCTTTCATATATTTTATATTAAATATAAAAATATTTTTTTTAAAGTATTATGTATTGTATATACTTTTGATTGGGGTAGTTTTGTAACTCTGTATGTTTTCCTGTTTGGGGTTCGAATATATAAAAACCCTTAGATGCAAATATTATATTTACCATATGTAGTCCGCCACTTGGTATTCCCCCGAATGGCTCGACCTGCTTAACAACTACCACTCCAACCGCGGGCTCTGTTTTTGATTTGCTTTTATAAGAAGATACGCTAAATAAAGATTTGTAGAGCATGGCGAAGTTATCACAATCAAGCGTTTCGTTTTGATTCATTGCCATAATTCCGTTCTCAAATTTTAATTTCTTAAACCAGCTGTTAAATTTTAGCCAAAAAAAATAGTCTACTGTTTTGTATTTTGAGTCCAAAAGTATCATTCGTATATCTGATGGAACTTGGATGGGGATACTATTGTGTGACCGTTGATACTTAAAGTGATACCCAAAGTCTTTATGGTACATTGTTTTAGTATCAGTGTTTTGCAGGGGAATTGATTCTAGTTCTTCCATGTCTGTAGTTGTTAGGCATGCAGTCAGAACCCACAGGCAAAGCCCGCAGATTATAGATAAAAATCCAGTTTTAATATAAAAATATTTGTTCATAAATAATTTTACACTATAATAATGTGTATATACATGCATGGGCCCTATATTGAATACAATTATTGGAGCAGGCATAAAACTTGGGTGCAATTTGCTGCACGCCTGGCTTGAGCAAAAACGTCAAGATCAATTAGCTTTGGCTGCTCGAGACGATAAAATGCTTGAGGCATTAATTAAAAGTCAGCAAGAGAATGCGGTTGACCCATTTGTTAAGGAAACTAGAAGGGTTTTGTTTATGTCTATAACATTCACTATGTGCTTTTTGATGATCTATTACGCAATGAATCCAGGAATACAATACGATTTAATTGTGCCCAAGGGAGACGGCGCTAAGTGGGGATTTTTTAGTTGGATATTTGGGGGCAAAGACTGGGAAATGGTAAAAATGACTGGGGGCTTAATGCTTGCCTCATTTATGGATTTATGTTTTATGGTTGTTGGTTTTTACGCAATACCAAGCAAGAAAAGATGATTCGATTTATCCCCCTATTGTTTCTATTGAGCTCTTGCATGAGTAAAATAAAAGAGAGCATACCTGTAATTTCCAAAAAAAATGAAGTCGAGCAAGATGTTATTGATGCTCAGTCAAATAAAATTTTTGTGGAGAACTTAGATTTTAACGGGCCTTTTTTTTGGTTTGGTGTAATAGTTGGTGGAGTTATTTTATTTAACTTGCTTTTAAATTTTTTTAAGAAATGAATATGGGATTAGACTTTATAAGCGTGCTAACTGGTATGGTTTCTGCCGCAACGGCAGTTTTTGGTATGTATTTTAAGATGAAATATGACGAAAAGAAGAGCAAAGAGTTTAGCTATGATCCAAAGTTGCACGAAAATGTTATTTCTGCATTGAAATATATTCAAAGTGAGACCGAAGCTGATCGTGTGTATGTTATGGAGTTTCACAATGGCGAGCATTATTTCTCTGGCCGCAGTCAGCAAAAATTAAGCTGTACATATGAGATTGTTAGCGAAGGGATTAGTGTTGAGTCTCATAATGTGCAGAACATTAGAATTTCAAATTTTCACTCGTTAATCAAACACATATCCGATCGCAGAAAAGATTACCAAACATTAATATGCGAAGATGTAGAAGAATATAATTCAGATATAACATACAAATCATTTCTCCAGCAAAAAGGCGTAAAAAGTATATTTGCACGACCTGTAAAAACATTGAATGGCAAGATATTAGGTGTTATTGTTTTAGAATATGTAAAAGAAAAAAGAAAATGGAGCGATGAGGCAGAAGAATTTGTTCGCAAACAAGCAAGAACTATTAGTGGTTATTTGATATAATTATATTTTAGGCTATAATATAAATATATTATGGCTTTTTCATACTGTCCCCATTGTGGTTATAAGAATATGTATTCTATGCAAGCTCCCAAATTTTGCGGAGGTTGCGGAGAAACTTTAGACATATTATCTGCGGCAAAAACGCATGCGACCTCTAAGTCGTCTCCTGTGTCGATTCGCAGAACAGCTCCAAGGGTTCGCGCCGAGCAAGAAGTGGATGACCCTGACGGGACAGACGTATATCAGGTTCCGAGAATTACGAAGTTGTCTTACAGTATAGAGCAAGATAATAATAAATTTAGCCTAAAAGATTTCGTACCAGAAGATTTGGTAAAAAATTCAGCAGTCGACATACAAAAGCAACAACAAGAAGAACCAAAGAAGACTAAAAAGCGTGGCAGACCAAGAAAAAACTAAATATACATACGAAGATAAAGCCCAGGAGATTGAAGTTGAGATTAAGAAAAGGAGAGGGAAGTGGTTCCTAGATTCTCTTGCCTGGTTTGATTTCGATGATGTCGAGCAAATAATAAAAGCCCACATTTACAAAAAGTGGGATCAGTGGGATCAAGAAAGATCTCTAAGGCCTTGGGTGAATAAAATAATCACCAATCAAATGAAAAATATCTTGCGAAACAATTACAGTAATTTCGTTAGACCCTGCTTGAACTGTCCGTTTAATCAATCCTTTTGTTCAAAAGATGGGGGCGAAGCTTCTTTGTGTGGCTTCACAAAGTCCGGACTCCAAGACTCTTCGTGTCCGTTATATGCAAAGTGGGAAAAAACAAAAAAGTCCGCTTATGGTATAAAGATGGCATTGACCTTAGAAAATCACACTCACGAGGTTGGTGCTATGAGGGATAAATCCTTTGATATAATTGATGCGCAAAATAAGTTAAACGCTCACATGAAAAAAGAATTAAGCGAAAAACAATTTCAGGTTTATGATTTATTGTTTATAAAAAACTTAGACGAAGAAGAGGTGGCAAAGACCATGGGATATAAAACTAGCGAGAAAGGCAGAAAAGCCGGGTATAAACAAATAAAAAATTTAAAAAAGATATTCAAGCAAAAAGCTCAGGACATTTTAGACCGAGAAGATATTATATCTAATAATAATGACCCCACATGGAGATAACTAAAGAGCAGAGGCAGGTAATTCTTGAAAATGCAGATAAGATAGCTGATTTGACAGAACTTACCAAGCTAGTTTTCCCTGAAAAAGAAAATATCGACGGAAGAAGCAAAGAGGGTCGAGCTGTTAGGAAATTTTTGCTGGATAATAATATACAATACGAAACAAAACATGTATACCCTAAGGAGGATGTGGTTTTGTCTGAAGAGCAGAAGGAGTTTATAGTCAATAATATGCAAAATGACGTCACCTGCTTGGATGTTTGTCAATTACTTTATCCCGAAGAAAGAATATCTCATGCAAGTAAAGAATATACTGCAGTACTAGAGTTTGTGGAGTCTCGGCAAGATCTCTCTACCCCTTCGGCAGAAAGCGCTATTGGTAAAAAATATAGCCCGCCAAAGGCTGTTAGTAAAATAATAAAAAAAATTAACGACTATTCCCAGAAAAATATTCAAGAAAATAAATTAACTGTTGGGGAAAGAAAGGGTATTGAGTCGCTCGGAGGATTTCTTGCGTCACCAAGGTTTATACAGGTTATAAATACATATGATAGTCAAGAGGATAGAGATTTATTTGAAGCAGAGTTTGTTCGTGCGACCTGGGATAAGCCAGACTTAACTAGTGATGAAATTAATTTGTATATCAACGTATGTATGGATTATATTCATTTAAAAAATATTCAGGCAGCGATAAATAAGTTAAATAGAATGTTTGATGAAGCAGAAGATCAACAAGATCTCACTGTTCGACTCGCAGAACTCCTTAAGACAAAAAGCGAAGAATATAATCAATGCGAAAAAAGAATGGAGTCCTTGATTCAGAAGCTGCAGGGCGATAGATCTAAAAGAATAAGCAACAGGCAGCAGCAAAATGCAAATATATTGTCGCTAGTTCAGCTTTTTCAAGAAGAAGAAGAACGAAAGGTTATGGTAAAAATTGCACAGCTTCAAAGAAAGGCCGCAAAAGAAGAAGCTGGCAGATTGGAGTCTATGCCTGACTGGAAGGCTAGAGTATTAGGAATATCGCAAGAAGATGTAACGTAATGAAATTTTCTTGTAAGGTCTGCGATAAGGGTTTTTCCTCAGAGAGATCTCTTCATGCACATATTAAGTCTCACGATTTATTTCTTGCGGAATACTATACAAAATATTATCCAAGATATAACTTACTAACTGGAGATGTCTTGCCTTTCAAAAATAAAGCTCAGTATTTTGGGGAAGATTTTTCCACTCGAGATCAGTTAATTGAATGGTGCCAAAAAGAAAGCCAGGAAAATGTTCAAAACTATATTCTTGAGTTGCTAAAAAAAAGAATAGAATCCAGGTCTTTAAATGTTGGACCTTCCCATATGGAGCTATCGTTAAACTTGATGCCTGATATAGAAATTTATCAAAAAGTATTCGGATCTTATACCTCTGCCTGCAATCAGGTCGGGGCCGAACCGATGTTTGGATCAAGAATGCCTGATTCGTGGTATGAGACAGAGGTTTGCGATCCAAAAATATTTATAGACACTCGTGAGCAGCAACCGTTAAAGTTTAAAAACTTTGAGTCAATGAAGCTTGATGTTGGAGATTATGTAACTGCTGGCGAAGATTATAACTATACATATGTGGACAGAAAAAGTGAGCAAGATTTCAAGTCAACCTTGAGTAAAAATAGCCTAGAGAGGTTTCGCGCAGAACTAGAAAGAACAAAAAGCTTGGGAGCTTATTTGTTTGTTGTAACGGAAGGAAGTATAGAATCTATAGAAAAGAACAATAAATGGGCACCCCATAAATCAAGCATGAAGTATATCTATCATAACATGAGGGTATTGGCTCACGAATTTGCTGGTCATTGTCAATTTATATTTACTGGCAGCAGAGAAAATAGCGAAAAAATTATACCAAAAATTCTGGTTTTAGGCAAAGAAATTTGGGGAGTAGATCTTCAATATTATATAGACAGGGGGAAAATATAGTGACTTGGCATACGGGAAATCAGTTATCAAGAAGAGACGAGCAGGATTTTAATGACATGCTTTTGGATAAAAAGGGGTTTCTTGAGGAGAAAGAGGCGAAATTATTGCTTTATCAATTTTTAAAGGAAAATATAACTTTCACTGCAGACTTAATCAGTGGGGTCAAGCTTTTTCCGTTTCAACACATGGCTATTAAAGCAATGTTCGAAACAGATTACTTTATGGGTGTATGGAGCCGCGGTATGAGTAAGTCTTTTACTACTGCAATATACGCCTACCTTGATGCAATACTCAATCAGGGTGTAGAAATTGGCATTCTTTCGAAATCATTTCGTCAGGCAAAAATGATCTTTAAGAAAATAGAAGATATTGCCAGCAAGCCGGGGGCAACATATCTTTCTCAGTGTATCACTCATAAATCAAAAAGCAATGATGAGTGGCTACTTGAAATTGGATCAAGCAGAATACGAGCTCTGCCTTTGGGAGACGGAGATAAATTGAGGGGTTTTCGTTTTCATAGAATAATTATCGACGAGTTTGCGCTAATGCCAGAACGTATCTATAACGAGGTGATAATTCCGTTCTTGAGTGTTGTTGAGAACCCAACCCAAAGAGAGGAGCTGTATAATCTAGAAACAAGTCTAATAAAAAAGGGGGAAATGAAGGAAGAAGATCGTCATGTTTGGAGGAACAATAAGCTTATCGCCCTGTCTTCTGCAAGCTATAAATTTGAGTATATGTACAAAGCTTACGAACAATTTGAAGAATTAATAGAAAAGGGTAGTTCAAAGCACTCTGATGCGCATAGAGTCATTATGCAGTTTAGTTACGATTGCGCTCCGCGGCAACTCTATGATAAAAACCTCATTGACCAAGCAAAATCAACCATGAGTCAAAGTCAGTTTGATAGAGAATTTAATTCTGTATTTACTGATGATAGCAGCGGATACTTCAAGACTTCGAAAATGGCAGAATGCACATTACAGGAAGGTCAATCTCCCCATATAGAGGTTGTTGGAGAAGTTGGCGCAAAGTACATTCTTGCATTTGACCCGAGTTGGGCGGAAAGCGAAAGCAGCGACGACTTTGCGATGATGGTTATAAAGTTGAATGACGACAAAAAGATTGGGGCCGTCGTTCACAGTTACGCATTAAGCGGTACAAATTTAAAACAACATATATTTTATTTTTATTATCTATTAACTCATTTTAATATTGTGAGTATTGTTGGCGACTATAATGGAGGCGTACAATTTATAAATGCATGCAATGAAAGTAGTTTATTCAAGAAAAACAATTTAAATATAAAATGCTTGAATACAAACTTTGATGATTTGGAACATTATCAAGAAAAACTCTTAGAGGGTAAAGCAGAATATAATCTACAAAATAAAACTATTTGTTATCTTCGAAAGCCAACGAGTCAATGGATTCGTCTGGCAAACGAACTACTGCAAGCAAATTTTGACCACAAAAGAATATTTTTTGGTGCTCGAGCGATTGATGAAGCATACAACGAACAAAGAAAAAAGAAAATACCTATACAAAAATTAAAATTCTTAAGAACTTCTCAATCTTTAGATAAGCAAACTGACGCTGCAAAAATGATTGACTTTGTGGAGCATCAATTTGATATGATAAATTTAATCAAGGGTCAATGCGCGCTTATACAAGTGTCCACTTCTGCAAGCGGGACTCAAACTTTTGATTTACCCCCAAACCTAAAGCGTCAAACAGGCCCAGAAAAAGCAAGAAAAGATAGTTATTCTGCACTAGTTCTTGGAAATTGGATGATAAAATTGTATTATGATATGATGGACACAAAAGTAAAACCTGTAGAGTATACGTTTACTCCCATGTTTATAAAGTAGGTGTACTGAACATACATATATGTCCAAAGAATATAAATACACTACAACTTTCGAGTCTACGCTTTTTGCGTCTTCTGAATTTGACTCCTCAGATATAAGTCAAGCATCTCTAGAATCTTTAAGGCCATTAATTCCTGGGGATATCAATCTAGATAAAAATATTGATCTTTTGGCTGTAGTTTTTAATGCTGCTGTTGTCAATAAATTCAATAAAAATGGAGATGGTATAAACAGTGAATCTGCTGTAGCTATAAAAGATTACTTCGTTCATAAGCCAACCAACATCGAGCACGACAGGGATAGAATTGTTGGGCATATTGTGTCTGCAGGATTTTCTAAATACGATGACAGTTCCGAATTAATCGGTGATGATTCTGCGCTGATAGAAGAAGGTCCTTATAACATTGCACTTTCTGCTGTTATCTATAAAACTGCAAGCAAAGAGTTTGCTGATTTGGTTGCAAACTCTACCGATCCTGATAGTGATTTTTACAATACCGTCTCTGCAAGTTGGGAGATCGGCTTCAATGATTATGTTGTTGCCGTTGGTGGGGATGACTTAAATGAGGCTACAGTAATTTCTGACCCTCAAGAAATTAGCGCTTACTCTCCTTACCTTAAAGCTATGGGCGGAAAAGGCCAGCTTCAAGACGGACGAAAAGTTAGTCGTTTAATTACTGGAGAAATTTATCCTCTCGGTATAGGTTTTACCTCTAACCCTGCGGCAGACGTTCAGGGTTTGATCATAAAAAATGGAGAAAATGGAGAAAATGAAGAAAAGTCACAAAAACCTAGCGAGCGACGAGAACCTATTGACCAGTTAATAACAAAAAGCAAAAAAACTTCCCAATCAAACAAACAAAATGTACTAAACAAAGAAACATGTAATAATATTATTATGGATAAAGACCAAATCATAAACGAATTCCGAGCAGCTTTAGATGAAAAGCTTGGTAGTCAAGAGTTCTCTGAAGAGAGTGTCGCAAGCATCTCTAAAGTTTTCATCGAGGCTATTCGCGAAAAAGGAGAGCAATATATCGCCGACCTTGAAAAAGCTAAAGCTGAAAAAGAAGAAGCTGTTCAGTCAGAAAATTCTTTACGTTCTCAAATGCAAGAAGTTGAGGATCAACTCAAAGCAACTCAAGAAAAGCTTTCCAAGCTGGAAGAAGAAAATTCTGCTCGTGAGGCCGAAGCTCTCTTTAATTCTAGAATGGAAGTAATCAATGAAGTCTACGAGCTCGACGAAGAAGATTCTCAAGTTTTGGCGTCTGATGTTTCTGATCTTGATGGTTCAGAAGAATCTTTTTCTGCTTATCAAGAAAAAATCGCAAAAATCTGGAAGCATAAAAATAAAGAATTTATCGCAGCTCAACAAAAAGCTTTTGAAGATCGCGTAGACGAAGAAGTAAGCAAAAGACTTGAATCTACCGCTTCAAAAGAAGTAGAAGAAAGCGTGGCTTCTGAAACTCAAGTAGAAGAAGTTCAAGAAGCAGAAGAAGATGTTTCTGAAGTTCTTGACAGTGTAGAAGTTGAGCAAGCAAACGTAGTCAACAATAACGAATCTTCCTCAGAGGCCGAATCTCTTAGGGATCGTTTAGCAAAGACATTTAAACAATCAATTAAAATTTCATACTAATAGGAAAATATTATGGCAAAAAGAATACTACCATACCGAGATTACAGCGAGCACGAAGTTGTTAACGCCTTCTCTTTGGACACTGAATCGTACAAAATTACTGGTGCAATTCAGGGCAAAGCTGGAGACTTTGACGCAGGAGTGGTTGTCGCAGTAAAAGAGGGTTCCCTGCCTGGCGATATGCCCGAACAAGATATTGATGGAGACCTCCGAGCCTATCTCGGCGCGTCCTATTCAGCTGGTTCAACGCACATCGGCTACAGTTCATATCCGTACAACGGTATGACGGTGGAGCCCTCAGCAGACGGCAGCGATGCACTTGGAATCACACTTCGTGAGACCCTTGCATACGATGAGAACGGAGAGAAGATGTTAAACTATCGAGTAAAATTGGATGAAGCTCAAGCAGTATTGCCTGGTCATACAGTTCCTGTTCTTACTCGCGGATTGGTTCTTCTTCATGCAGATGCTTTTGCTAACATGAACAATGTTGCGCCAGGAGCCAAGTTGACTGTGGACAGCGGTCAATTTGTAGTTGGTACATCAAATATCGTTGGAACTGTTGTTGCCACTGGCAAAGAAAGCACTTCTGATGAAGGCGACATTGATAAAGTTCTCTGCAAAATCAGCTTCTAACAAAGGAAATTAAGAAAATGAATATTACTTTAGAAAGAACCCCCGAGCAAGTCGAGCTTATCAAAGCTATGGCTTCCAAGAATCGCGACGTAGCATATGAGGCTCAAACAGCATTAGCTGAATTTATTGGTCCTGTTTTAGCACAGGTTATCAATACAGCTCCTACCGTGAGCAATATGTTTACCAGCCTTCAGTTTAATCAAGAAGATAATCCCAGCATTCCGTTGGATCTTTATCACGATATCGACGACGAAGACTACATCCAAGTATGGAGTCAAACTGTTCCAGGTGGCCTTCCTACCAATCAGGTAGCACCATCACAAAGCGAGCTTAAGTTCACCACTTATCGCTTGGACAGCGCTCTTAGCTTCGATAAGCGTTATGCTTCTCGTTCTCGTCTCGATGTAGTAAGCAAAACATTCACTCGCATGGCTCAAGAAATTCTTCTCAAGCAAGAGAAAACTTCTGCAGTTATGATTATGAGCGCTTTGGCTAACGCAAAAACCAATGACATCGACCATGTTATTCGTTCTGCTCAAGCTGATCGTTTCTTGCTTGCTGACCTTAACAGATTGTTCACCAATGCTAAGCGTATTAATACTGCTTGGAATGGCGGAACTCCTGCTGAGCGTCGTGGTCGCGGAATCACCGATCTTCTTGTTTCTCCTGAAATTGTAGAAGAAATTCGTGGATTGGCTTACAATCCAATCAATACCGTGAGCAACCGCACTCTTAGCTCAGACGTTACAGATGCATCCGGGAATGCTGCCAGTGTATCTGGTGGCGGTGGAGATATTGCTGCAACCGATACTCTTCGTGATGCAGTATTCAACAGCGCAGGAATTCCTGAGTTCTATGGCGTATCCATTCAAGAATACAATGAAATGGGTAGCGGTCAAAAATGGAACAAGGTCTTTGATAATGCAACAACCGGCAACTTCGCAAATCACTTTGCGAGTGTGGGCGAGCCTTCTGCATTTGTAGAAGCCAGCGAAGAAATTCTTGTTGGAGTTGATTTGTCTCGTGATTCCATGATTCGCGCAATCGCAACCGATTCTGAAACCGGAGAAGAATTTTCTCTTGTTACTGATGATCAGTTTGTTACTCGTCAATCCAAGATTGGTTATTATGGATCAATCGAAGAAGGACGTATGATCATAGACGATCGTGTATTAACGGGATTGATTGTTTAATTGTAAAATTTAATGATCAATGTAAAATCCACCCTGGGAAACTGGGGTGGATTTTTTATTTTGTATTTTTACTATAAAAGGTGTACAAATACTAACGGAATAAGGAAAATTTATGAGCAATAAAAAAACAAAAACGAGTAAAATTAAAATAGCAAAGGCTTCTAAGGAATCTCAAAAAAATAAACAAACAGTTCTTGACAGTTTGCAGCAGACTAATGGAAAAGTTTACGAAGACGATATCGCAAGAGCCAGAGAGATAGAAGAAATACTTGGAACAAAAAAAGTAAGCCCATTTAAAACTACGGACAAAAATGTTTTTCAGGACATGATTAAAGGTATGAATCTTACAGATCTTCAGTCTTTCGCTGTAAAGGTTGGTGTGTTTCCAAATGGAAATAAAACTGTATTAAAAAACAAGCTAACCAAGGCTTTTGAAACCAGTTTATATGGCCAAGGGGTTGTCCAATTACAGGGACAATCAAAAAGACTGAACCCCAATAACCCTCAAGAAAAAGAGATTATTGATTATCTGAACGATTAAAATGTCTGACCCAAAAGGAGATTTTGGGGGTTACTATGGATATGGTGAAAATATATCAGGAGTAAGCCCTGACCAAGATGCTTTATCTAGCGCAGCCCAAGAATTATCAGATTCTTTAGAGTCTACAAGCGGAACATATGGATTTGATCAAACTACTTCTGGGGATTATGGGTCATACTATCCGGTGAGCGGGCAAAGCCCGTCAGGAGTTTTTGGAGATTATCCTTCCGATTATGATACAAGCGCTTCAGGCATTTCTCCCGAACCTTCGGGAATTTCTCCTGTCCCAACCGGCATTTGGGAAGCTAAAACAGTTTTAGAGCGTTTGGCCGAGCAAATCTACGATCAAGAGTTTGCCTACGAAGAAGGAGAGAGAAGATTAATAGAAATTAAATTCATAAGAGATTGGCTGGAAGGAAATTTAGGCGAGCTCAATACAATGATATATACATGTTTTGAGGGTCCAGATCCAGAAGATTTATTTCTCGAAGAGCAGGCAATTCTGAGAGAGCTTTATATTGTAGATTACAACCGCAGGGCTCAAAGAAATGCCCTGAGATTTATAAATGGGTTCAAGCAGGAGCAAGAAGATTGGTTCTTGATCAAAGAGGGTGACTCTACAATTCAAAGAACTACGCATACCCACAAAGAAGTTGCTTCTAAAAATTATAGGCTTGCCGCTACAGACGCAATGAACAGGGTTAAAGATTTAGTGTTTAGATACAATCTTCGTCAATCTACCCCAAAAGATGTATTGTATACAGACAAACCAAACAATATTATAAATAAAGATCATGAACGAAGATAGTAAATCAAGTATCAACGAGTCCAACAAAAAGTCAAAGTCAGAACTATTTCACATCTGGAAAAAGTCTAGGGTGATGTATGAAATGTTCAGCGATTCGTTTTCGTGCGAAGATTGGGTTCGGAAAAATATCGCTCAGGCCTACGAGCTCGTGGATAAGGCACTTGCTTATTGTGAATATCAAAAGATTTTTCCAGAAAAAGAATCTGCAGATAATCAAGGAGAAAATAATTTTTTAAGCAATGACGACCGAAGATACCCTGTCCCCGCAGAATCCGAAAGTGGTGATCAATTTGTGACAAGGTGCATTTATGATCCAAATATGAGAAAAAGGTACCCCGTTCAGGCGGATAGATTTTCTGCATGCATGTCAATATTTAACGAAAATCAGCCAACCCAAGAAGACGCGGAGCATTACAAGAAGTTTGATGATCCTATGCAAAAACAAGAAGAGGATTTGCCAGATCCTCAAAAACCTATTATGCCTTGAGCTTGCAGATTATTTGATCTTTGCTGATTCCGAATGATATTTTAGATCCAGGTTTTGGCTTGTTGATCAATAAAAATTCACTTAACTTATTTTCTATCACATCTTGAATAATTCTTTTTATTGGTCTAGCTCCAAGCTTTTCTGATTGTGCTTGATTGGATATTCTTGAGCTTACCGCCGGAGAGAATGCAACAGTTATTTGTTGGTCTGAAAGCTTGTTATTTATTTTATTCAATTCTAATTTTGTGATTTTAAGAAAATCTTTGTCTGAAAAGTCGTTAAACTTTATTACTTCATTTAGTCGATTTAGGAATTCAGGCTTAAAAACTTTTTTAAGGGACTTTTTTAGTTTATCTGCAGATTCAGATTCAGAGTGAGATGGCCCAAAGCCTATGTTTGGTTTTGCTATTTCTTCTGCGCCTACATTGCCTGTCATTATAATGATTGTATTTGTAAAGCTAACTTGTCTGCCTGAGTTGTCCGTTAGGCATCCTTCTTCCATAATTTGTAATAGTATGTTTAATACATCTGGGTGAGCCTTTTCTATTTCGTCAAACAAAATTACACTATAAGGATTCTTTCTTACTTTTTCAGTTAATTCTCCGCCTTCTTCATAGCCAACATAACCTGGAGAGGCGCCGTTAAGTCTAGATGAAGATATTTTCTCGCTGTACTCGCTCATATCGAGTTGTATCAGGCACTTTGGGTCTCCAAATATAAACTCTGCAATGTATTTAGCTGTTAAAGTTTTACCTGTTCCGCTTGCACCAACCAAAAGAAAACTGCCTACAGGTTTATTTTTTTCTTTTAACCCTGATCGAGAGCGTATGATTGATTGGCATATTTCATTTATGGCGTGTTGTTGTCCAATAATTTTTTTGTTTAAATTTGTTGCTAGATTAAGTATTTTTTGGCCTTCTGACTGGGCGATTTCTTTTATAGGGATTCCTGTTCTAGCAGAAACCACTAGATGAACATCTTTGTTTTTCGCTGCAAATTTTTTCTTGATTGTTTTGTTTGCCCAAGTCTCTATAATTTTATCGTATTGCTCTAAGAGAACAATTTGCTCTTCTTCTATTTGATCAATAGCATAGCCTAATGATTCTAATTTAGATTCTTTTTCAGCTAGCTGATCTAGTCTATCTTCAATATCTTTGGCCTCCTGAGGTCGTTTGATATTTTTAATTTTAACTTTTGCTCCAACTTGATCAAGAATGTCTATTGCTTTGTCTGGAAATTTTTTGGAAGGAATGTACTTATCGGCAAGATTAACTATGGTATTTATTATACCTTCACTGTATGTTATACTGTGAAACTTTTCGTATTTATTTTTGATGCCCATTAAAATTTGTACAACTTCTTCCTTGCTTGGTTCTGAGACTTTTACGGGTTGAAAGCGGCGATCTAGCGCTCCATCTTTTAGTATTGTTTTTTTGTATTCTTCTTGGGTAGTTGCCCCTATGCATTTAAGTTCTCCCCTGGCAAGTAGGGGTTTTAGTAGGTTTGCCGCGTCCATGGCTCCTTCAGCGGCTCCAGCTCCAACCATAGTATGTATTTCATCTATGAATAAAATAATTTCTGGATGCTTTTTAACTTCTTCTATGATACCTTTTAACCTCTCTTCAAATTGACCTCTATATTTGGTTCCTGCAATAAGAGAACCTAGATCAAGAGAGTATATAACTTTGCCAATTAAAAAATCAGGACAATCCCCATGATATATTTTCATCGACAAACCTTCTGTTATTGCAGTTTTTCCAACCCCAGGGTCTCCAAGTAGCACGGGGTTGTTTTTTGTTCTCCTGCATAAAATTTCACAGACCTCCGCAATCTCTCTTTGTTTTCCAATGACTTCATCAATTTTTTTCTGTTTGCACAGCTCCATGAGATTCGAGGCAAACTTTTCAAGATTAGGGCATTTGGAGTCTTTTTTGGTGGGTTTTGTTTTGCTTGTAAATTTTATTTTAGGAATTTGTGGTTTAGCTATATCCTTGGATATATGGAGATACTCTCTAACTTCTGAGATAATATCATCCTCAGAAGCATTAAACTTCATAAAAAAATCAGGTATAGCAGAGTATTCATACTTTAATAAAGATAGTAAAATGTGTTCTATTCCTACATATTCATGACCAAGTTTACTGCTTATACTAACTGAAACCTTGAGTATAAGGTGAAAATGTTCGTCATATGTAGGTTCGTCTTCATTTTGAGGGTATTGATCTGTCGTGTGCGGTAATAAAGATTTTTCTATTTCTAGCTTTAGTTCTTCTGGGTTTATATTTAATATAAATAAAATTTCATTTAATATACCAGCATTTAAATTAACCATTGCATAAAATAAATGCTCTACAGAAATAAGATTGTTTTGAAATTTTTTAGCAACTCTTTTGGCTTCACTGATCGCCTGCTGTGCGCGCGGCGTAAAATTGGGTTTTGGAGTCATCTTCACTTTTTTACACTTAAATTATTTAACATCCGACATTTTCATGTAGATCTTTTCGTCCATGATATTGATTGAGTCGAGAAATATAATATCTTCACTTTTTCTTCCATATGCTACTATTATACTCTTTTTTGTGGGAGTTTTCTTGTCAGATTCAAAATATCTGTCATAATAGTTTCCTCTTCTGGAATTTAGCAGCATGGCGTCATATCTTCCGTACTCATCTGCAATGCTTAATTTCATATATTTGTTGCCGTTTCGGGATGTTCTTTTAATACAATCTTCCACGACACCAATAAATTTTCCTTTATCATCTGCTTGCATTACCTGAAGATCTCTAGAGTCACAGAGAGATTTATGAGAATCAATAAAGCATTCTTTTAAATTACAACTATGGCTATAGCCAAGTAATTCTGTTTCGAAATACCAGTTTGCGAAACTTTCGTATTGCTTGTTTTTGTCATAAATTGATTTATAAATATCATATTTTTTCTTGAATGTTTTAAAGCGTGATTCTTTCATGAGCGGTTTTCCGTCATCTCCAACCAATTCTCCCTTCTTTGCGTCAGCTATACAGTTGAGCAACTTGTATTCATATTTATCGCCTAAGAGTATGAAATTACGTTTCTCGCGATCGGTCAATAGATTGAATGCCTGCGCTTCAAGAACCATCAAGGAACGATTACAACCTTTACTTTCGAGTGCGCCAGCTTGAATCAATGCGCTCAGAACGCCAATATTTAGCCCCGCTTGCTTGGCCGCAAGAAAGATGTCATACTTTGTGGGCGTTTCGCTTGATCGAAAATCTTGCAACGATTGCAGTGATTTTTCACTTACTCCTTTGATGCTGTTTAATCCAAAACGAATGTTGCTTCCCTCGATTGCAAAGTCCATCTTTGATTTTGCTAGGTCCGGACATAGTAATTTTATGCCAAAATGAGATAATTCTTTAGTAATTTTACTTATTTCTTCTTGTGGAGCAGGTTCATATTTTGTCATCTTCAATAAAGAAAGAAAGAACTGCTGTGGATGATTAAATTTAAGATATGTAGTCCATGCAGCAAGAACAGAATAACTAAGAGAGTGTGATTTATTGAATGAATAGTTTGCGCTGTCCTCTGCAACACTCCATAGTATGGTTCCGATATCTGGGCTGAGCCCTCGCTCGCTTACTTTCTCTTCAATTTTTGCTTTCCAGGCAGGCATTTGGTCTACTTTTTTCTTACCAACAATTCGTCGAAGCTGCTCTGCTTCATCAAGCGTAAACCCAACCTTCACTGCCATTTGCATAAGCTGCTCTTGGTAAAGTGGAATTCCTCCTGTGTAATCCAATACATCCGAGAAAAATTCGTGAATCACCTGAGCCTCTTCGGTTTCTACATAGGTTGCATAACTATCTAAAAATTCTAGAGCTCCCGGACGGCCAATCGCCACAACCGCACTAAGCTGCTCAAGGCTCTGAGGCTTAATTTTCTTGCAGACTCTGTAGTTAGTATCAGATTCTAATTGAAACAGTCCGTGAGGGGTTCGTAGGGACTGTAACGGATTGAATATATCTGTATTGTGAAGATCAATTTTATTGCAGTCGATTTCGAGACTTTTGCACACATCATAAATAACGCTCAGTGTGCGCAATCCCAAAATATCAAACTTAACCATCAGCTCGGATACCCAATTCATGTCGTAGCCTGTAACCAACGCTCCGTCATTTGATGTTTGGATAGGACATATGTCTGTCATTGTGTCAAAAGAAATGGCAATTCCACTTGGATGAACACCCGTATTCTTATTCAAACCTTCTAGCTTCAGTGCGATATTAAATACTTCTGCGTTTTGTGCGGCCCAGTCGGTAAACTTTTCACTTTCTTCAATAGCATTTCTTAGGGGAACAACCACTCCAAAGCGTTTTGGAATCGTGTCACTTACTTCATTCACTTGCTGCTCTGTAAATTCACCAACAATTTTACCACATTCTTTAACACAAAGCTTTCCGCTGAGCGTATTTAACGTTAAAATCTTTGCGGTTCGAGAAGGATGTTTGCGTTCAATGTAGTCAATGACTTCTGCGCGCCGTTCGTAAGCGATATCGTTATCCACATCCGCCAGCAAGCTGCCATCAAGATAGGTAATTCCGTCTTGCTCAATTTTACGAGCCCTACTTTTGGATACAAACCGTTCAAAGAATAAATTATATTCTACAGGATCAACATTTGTTACTCCAATTAAATATAGCACAAGAGATCCTGCTGCACTGCCACGACCTGGCCCGGTGGGAATGTCGTTTTCGTGACAAAAATTAAGAATATCCCAGTTTAATAAAATATAATCAATAAAGCCAAGCTCCTCAAGAATAGTTAGTTCTGATTTTGCACGATCGAAGTATTCCTTCTTATTGTCAAACTTGTCGATTCCGCGGTCATAAACACCCTTGTGGCAAAGCTTGCGAAGGAATTCATAGTTACTCACGTCTGGGGAACACTCGAGCATTTTATAATACCTGTCTTCGATTTTAATATTAGGTAATCGAACACCTGGAGGGACGCATCCCTCGTAATTTGTAAATTCTTCTGTAAAACTCATACTTCTACTTCCCATATCATTTTCTTGAATACTTCATAATTAACTCGAATATCATACAATGCGTCATGTAATTTTTTCTCGTCAAAGTCAACATCAAAATCTTTGCAGCACTGTTTTAGATTGCAGCTTAACCCTCGTTCAATGAGATGATTTAGTCGATATTGCCACGCTAAAAAGTTGTCATCTTTATCCAAACGAATACGTTTCTTGAGGGCTTTTGCAAGGCATAATGTGTCCACGAGATGTTCTGTATAGCTGTAATCTGTTTCTGCTTTTGGATCAACAAGCTTGCGATGAATGTTGTGCATATAAACGTCAAAGCCTAAAAGGTTATGTCCAACCTTTAGATAACTATCGTCATAAAGATATCTCTCAAGGTGTTCGAGCGCTTCTTTTGGGCAAGTCGCACGCTTTTTGTACTTTGCTTCGGTAAAGCCTGTAATTTTTGCGGCATCAGGAGATACGTTTAGCTCGTCCCATTTGAGCCAATAGTCTTTTTGTTCGACGATCTTGTTGTTTTCGATAACGAGAAACGCAAGTTGCCATGGTTTATTATGTGTGATAAGATTAAGAT